TATTATAGAAGCTATTGCTATGGTGGTGTTAAAATCATCAGGAGTTAATGTAGAATCTGAGCAAGAGAAAGTAAAACTAGGTTTAGATGTATGCGAACTTAGTGGTACTTTAGATGTTGTAATAGACGGTAAGGTGTGGGATATAAAATCTGCATCACCTTATGCGTTCTCCAAGAAGTTTGGTGGAGAGTTTGGTGGGTACAATAAAGTAAAAGAAGATGATACCTTTGGTTATCTTATGCAGGGTTACCTGTACAGCAAAGCAAAGGGCATGGATTTTGGTGGGTGGATAGTTGTTGATAAAGCCTCTGGTGAATGGGCAGTGTGTGAAGCACCAGATTATCAAGAGGAAGATGCTGTGGAGCAGTTGGATAGAGCAAAATCTAATGCAAAAACAATGTTACAGGACAAGCCATTAAAGAAAGAATTTAAAGACAAAGAAGAAACTTTTCGTGTACAGTATGGAAAAAGAAAAGGTGAGATAATTGCTACAGGAAATAGAGTTATGCACACTGTATGTAGCTACTGTGATTACAAGATGCAATGCTGGCCTACCGCAGAGCTATACAAGAAAGTAGGAACACAAGCAACACAGCGACCATTAGTTTGGTATACAAAATTAAAGAAGAGAGAAATAGAGGTATGATTTATTTATCTACAGAAGTAACCATAGGAGATAGTTACATTAATGAGAATGTATACTTCGGTTACCAAGAGTGTGATAAAACATTTGGTGGTGATAGTATTGTAAAAGAACTACGCAACAGGCCCAATGGCATACCAATCCGAATGACTAAGACGTTTGACCTAGATGAACCTTGGGGTGATGATAGGTTTGATGAACATAAGGAGAAAATAGACCATGACCTAGATATATTAGCTACACAAGCAAAAGTGAGAAATAGCCTAGTAGTATTACACTGGACAGGCATAGAAGAACAGCGAAGCATTTTAAGAGAAAGTGCACCTAAAACTTTTAAATATTTTAACGATAAGTTTGAGGATATAATACATAAAAACATGCCGAGGGTATAATGGTACTAAGACATCATGGCTACCGATCAGACTTTGAGTTGTCTATCGCTGTAGCCTTAAATAGAAACAATGTAAAATTTGAATATGAATCGGAGAAAATAGATTATGTTAGGCATTCTACTTATAATCCTGACTTTACTATAGTAGGTAAAAACTTCTTTGTAGAGGCAAAAGGTTTGTTTACCACAGCAGATAGAGGTAAACATTTGTTAATTAAAAAGCAACATCCAGAGTTAGATATAAGATTTTTATTTATGAAAGCAGATAATAAATTATATAAAGGATCTAAAACTACATACTCAGGGTGGTGTGAAAGGTATGGTTTTAAATGGTGTCAGGGGTTTTTGCCACAAGAGTGGTTAGATGAATAGAGAACAGTTAAATTTATACAAAGACAATCTTCCTAAAAATATGTATGTTATACTTCTTAAACCTGACGGAGAAGATGGAGTTAGTCTTGCTGTAGTGGACACACATCCTATAGGAACTAACCATGTAGATTTATCTTATATTCTTTCTAGAGGAGTTTTGTCTTTATTGGCAAATGACATGGACATGATAAAAGAAAGAGGACAGAGTGTTATACTGGATGAAATGAGAAGTGCAACAGAACTTCCTATAATGGATAGTATTATGGATAGGCAGGCAAAAGTAAAACGGACACACAAAGATAACATTGTGTCATTGTTTGGAGAGGATACAGATGATAAGCAGTGACAGTGTACCAGAAGGACTGGAGTATAAGATGAAAAAAAGACAGCAGTATGATTCGCATGACGATATGATAAAACAGTCGGTAAAAGGAAAAGGTAGACAGGTAGGTGGCAATCACTATATAGATTTTGAGATTATGCCCATAGAATATATTTCTAAAAATAAACTTGACTTCCTAGAGGGAAATATTATAAAGTATATCTCTCGTCATAAGAAGAAGAACGGGGCAGAAGATATAAGAAAAGTTATACATTACGCAGAATTAATATTAGAATTAGAATATGGAGAAAAATAAATGGCATCATTATTAGGGGGAAATTATTTACCTACAGAGTATCAATCATTCATACATATGTCTCGGTACTCACGTTGGCTAGAGGATGAAGGTAGAAGAGAAAGTTGGAGTGAAACTGTTGGTAGACTTATTGATTTCTTTAAAGAAAATACAAAGGGTATTGACGCAAAATCTTGGGAGGATATGGAAGAAGCAATACTATCATTACAGGTTATGCCTAGTATGAGAGCATTGATGACTGCAGGTAAAGCATTGGAGAGAGAGAATGTTGCAGGCTATAACTGTTCGTATATACCGATAGATAATCCCAAAGCATTTGATGAAGTGCTGTACATACTAATGAATGGTACAGGAGTAGGGTTTTCTGTAGAGAGACAGTACTCTGATAAGTTGCCTACTATTCCTGATGTAGAATTTGAAAAGACAGAGGATGTAATTGCTGTGGTAGATTCTAAAGAAGGTTGGGCTAAAGGATTTAGAGATCTAATCTCTTTCTTGTATACAGGAAGGATACCTAAGATTAACGTAACTAAAATTAGACCTGCAGGCACACGACTTAAAACATTTGGTGGTAGAGCTAGTGGGCCACAGCCGTTGGTAGACCTGTTTGATTTTACCGTAGAGAAGTTTAGGAATGCCAGAGGTAGAAAGTTATCTTCTATGGAGTGCCATGATATAGTTTGTAAGACAGGAGAGGTAGTAGTGGTAGGTGGTGTACGTAGGTCAGCACTCATATCGTTATCAAATCTGTCAGACCAACGCATACGGTCTGCTAAGACTGGTGATTGGTGGACTACAAATCCAGAGAGAGCTTTGGCTAATAATTCTGTTGCTTATACAGAAAAGCCAGATCCCGGCATCTTTATGAAAGAATGGCTGTCTCTTTACGAGAGTAAATCAGGAGAACGAGGTATGTTTAGCAGGGCTTCTGCACAGGCAAAGGCTGCTGAGAATGGTAGGAGAGATGCTAATTGGGATTTTGGTACTAATCCTTGTAGTGAGATTATACTACGACCTAATCAATTTTGTAACCTTACAGAAGTGGTAGTACGTTCTACTGATACAGTAGCTTCTCTTACAAAAAAGATAAAGATTGCCACACTGTTAGGCACCATACAATCTACTTTTACAAACTTTGGCTATCTTAGAAAAAGGTGGCAGAATAACACAGAAGAAGAAAGATTACTTGGTGTATCTCTTACAGGTATTATGGATAGTCCGCTGATGAATGGCAAAGAGAGTGGATTAGAAAAACGTCTTGAGACTCTGCGTGCTGTTGCTGTAGAGGCTAATAAATATTGGGCAGAGAAATTTGGTATAAACCAAAGCACTGCCATAACATGTGTTAAACCATCAGGAACTGTTAGTCAGCTAGTGGATAGCTCTAGCGGTATACATGCAAGACACAATCCTTATTATATAAGAACAGTACGAGGAGATAACAAAGACCCTCTTACAGAATTTATGAAAGCATCTGGCATACCATCTGAGCCAGACTATATGAAACCAGAACATACAACAGTATTTTCTTTTCCGATGAAAGCCCCTACAGGCTCTGTTTGCAGAAATGATATGTCTGCAATAGAACAGCTTGAGTTATGGAAACTTTATGCAAAGCATTGGTGTGAGCATAAACCTTCCGTTACCATTTCGGTAAAAGAAAGTGAATGGGTGCCTGTCGGTGCATGGTGTTGGGAAAATTTTGAATACCTAAGTGGTGTCTCCTTTCTCCCCTTTTCCGACCACACGTATCAACAGGCCCCGTATCAAGATATAGATGAAAAGGAATACAAGAAACTTGTAAAAAAAATGCCAGCAACTTTAGACTGGCACAAATTACAGGATTTTGAAAAGGAAGATAATACGAAGGGATCACAGGAGTTAGCCTGTACTGCCGGAGTGTGTGAGTTAGTAGACATCTAATGCGGGATAATAAGCCTGCTATAGCTCCTGCTGATGTATCTCTTCTTAAAAAGGTAATTGCTTATTATCTAAATAACAACCATGCACCAGAAGAACAAGAAGCCTTGATCAATTTATTTCACCGGCTAGGAAGATTGGAATAGTAAAATGTCTGAAGCGAGTCTGTTTGAACTATCCGTAAAGGTCAATTCAGACGGCAAAATTATAACACAAGTAGATTATATAGAGAGAGAAACTCTAATCACCGCTCTTGACGAGTGGAAAAAAGATTACCCAAATACACATGTACTAGGAGCTGTGGTAGAATACCTCAAGAAGGTAGGCCATGCTGTAGAGGAAGATGTAGGAAAGCTCTGTAAATCCTAGTAGTTGTAGGAACTTACTTTACCACCCTTAGCTAGTTTTTTCTTCTTTTTCTTTCTCTTTACTTTTCCCCCACCATACATTCCTCTTGGACTCTGCATAAGTTTTGGTGGCATTTCTGTTTCTCCTGCAAATGTTCCTACAGGATTTTCTCTAGGATTCATACCCATGCGGTAAGTTTGGTCTTGGTTCATAACACCACCTTGATCATGGAGTTCTTGTAACCTTGCGTCTAATTCTACTTCTGGTTCTGGTAGCATTCCTGTTTCTGGTAACGGCATTATTTCAACAGGGCCGGGAGGAGGAACTGGCACTGCACCAAAGTCATCTTCTTGCATCATCATAGGATCTTGTTGCATCATATTTGCAGCCATATTATCTTGTATACTTTGGGCACGTTCTCCTGCCATAAGACTAACTTTACTAGAGGTGGCTGTTTCAACTGCCGATGTAATAAATTCTCTTACAGATTCTTTATCTTTTTTAGTAACTTTAGTTTGCTTTGTTTTAGGTTTAATTTTTTTAACTTCTAAATCTTCGCCTAAAATATATTTAAATAAATCTTTAACACTGCCGTCACCTACTTTGTAATTTGTTACAGGAGGTCTATTGCCTCGCATTCTTTCTGACTCTGCCATACTTTATGTCCTTACTTTACGTGGTCCGTTGCTGTACATAACAGCTCCGCCATATTTCATCTGCCTTTTGTTAGGGTAGCGTTTTCCTGTCATAGGATCTACGTTAGATAATTCCATAGCATTTGCCATAGGTGTTGGTGGTACCATAGCTTTCTCAGGTTCTGGTTTAGCTATATCTGGTTTAGCAGACATGTCAGCCCTGCCTCCTTCAGCCATCTTTTTGTAATTGTGTTTTCCGGGCATGTGTTTCCTCCTTTTTAAAATAACATATCCATTTGTTCATCTATATAATCATAAGCCTTAGTTGCATTATCTAATAAAAAATCTTTACTTTGTATAACTACGTTTCCTCCAACATTATCTTTATATCGTTGCCACTTTTCCATTTGGTTAGGATCGTTAGCTTTTATATTAAATGCTTTATTAAATATTCGTCTTTTATGTTCATCTTCACTTATGCTTTGATTATAAGTTAAATTAGTACCTGCACTAAACAAACCATTTGTAATAGCAGCCCATTGATCTAAATAGGATACAACATTAGTATTAAGTATATGTACAGGAAGTCTTCCTGTTACTAGAAAATCATAAAATTCAGACGCAACATACTTATTTAACATCAACGCTCCAAAAGCATTACTGTTAGTGTTAAAGAGCAAAGATGCTGCTGCTTCTATACCCAAAAATGATGGATTAACTTTACCAATTTGTGTAGTCCAAATTCTATTCATAATTTTAGTATTACTATACTGTATGTTAAGTCCATCTGGTCTAGTAAATTTATAATTAGACATCTTTCCAGTGCTATCAGTAACAAAACGAAGTAGATAATTATTTATTTTTTCAAAAGTTTCAAAATGTTCTTTGTCAAATACTTTTTTAAGAAAGTTTCCATGGTTATCAAAATACTCTTTTAATACCATACCATCGGATTGAGCTATAATTTTTTGAACACCATATCCCGTTGCTACTTTTTCAATGTTAGATTTTGATAGTTGTATAAGACCATCAGTAATAATATATTGTAAAAGCCCTCTTGAATTTATTTTATCTCCTGCAGAAGACATATCTAATTTATCTATTAATATATCATAATTTTCAGGATTTTCTAATAGGGCTTGAGTTATATCACCAGTTGAGCCCCTATTTTTAAAAGCAACGCCTAACACCTCTTGAATTACATCTGCATTAGCTTTAAATGCAGCTTTTGCTTTAACATTTGTATCTTGTGCAATTTTTATATTTTTTGTAGTTTTTTTAACTACATCTTTAATTAATTTTGCTCCAGCACCTCCCTCAGACACAATTTTGTGCATATGTTCTACTGAATCATATCCTAAGTTTTGACTAAATTGACCATTGGATGCTTTTTCTAAATTTTGTATTGCGGTAAAAGATTGATCATGTGCAAAAGGACTAGAATAAGTTGGTTGTCCATCAACTATTTGTGTTTCTATTTTAAGTGGTTTTATAAAATCAGAATCAACTACAGGTTCTGCACCCGGTTTCATAACTTCTAACTGGTCTATAAATTCAGGAGAAGTTTTATCAGGATTTATATTTAAAGTTTTAAATGATTTACCGTCTGGCGCACTTTTAAAGAGCACACCTTCAGAAGCTGCATGTACTCTAAATTGTAAATAATCAGAAATTGATGTTAATGCGTTGTGATATTCATGGTTCCTAACCCCATTAATTTCTGCTGGGCCATAGAAATTTACAAAATCATTCCAAAAAACAGTTGCTGTATCTTGGTTTTGCAATTGCTTAAATACTTTTTCTAACCACAAAGATGGATTATTATTAGGCCCATGATTAAAACCTGTAATTGATTTTACATTAACATTTTGTATAGTGCCATGACTGTTTGCGTAAATACTAGTGCCTCTCATAGGAATAACAACATCTCTAAAATTATTATTTGCTGCTTCAAGTTTTTTTTGGTCTACTTTACTTAATTTATTAATATATGTTGCATTAGTTATTTCTTTTATTTCGGCCCAAGTTTGTCCTGTTTCAGATTGTTTTAATCTGTTCCTTAGATTAGGTTTATATTTTTTATCAACCCCATAAGAATTAAAAGATCTACCTTTAACTTTATCATTTATACTTTGCACATCCCCTAATGTTGCCGTAATTTTAAATTCTCGGGGTAAATTGTCTTGATTTTTTATCATCCAATCTGCTAAATCTTCTTTGTTAGTAAACGGAGGTAAAGAGGCATGTAATTCTTTATTTGTGCTTTTTAAAATCTTTTTATATGCTTTATACCCCTTCGCACTATTTCCCGGACCATAGTTTGTAAACCACTCGTCTACAGAAGATTTTACAGCGGTGCTAAAATACATATTTATAGTATTACGTATAGTGCTTAAATCATCTGCAGCTTGAGCAGAACTAATTCCCGGTGTATTACCCTTTTCTGCTATTTTTACTTTATCTTGTATAGCAGAATACATATCTGTTACGTCTACAAAACCGTCTTCTTTATTTTTTCCTACTTTTTTATAATTATTTCTATTTGTTTTACTAACTCGTTCTACTCTATTCATATTAGTATGAGCATAATAATTAGATGCTTGTGTAGTACCATTGTTTGCAGTTTCTACTCGGTACTTTTTAATATTTTCAGCATTGCCTTTTCCTTTGTTGTACAAAGTATCCAATTCAACATTTGCTCTTTTTGAATTTTCATATATTTCAGATATAGAAAGTTGTATACTCTCTTTGTATGCTTTAACAGCTTCTACACCCCTCTTTACTTCTCCAGTAAATTCATCTGTTATTGTAAAAGTTTTTGCAAAATCAGGGTTGTCATCTATTATGCTTTCTATAAATTTATGTTTTTCAAGAGTAACTGGAGATAGTCCTTCTTTTTCAGCGGTAACCATAAGATCAGTTATTGCAGAACTAAATTTATAAGCTATTGCTGTATCTGAAAGATTTTGTAATACTTCCGCATTTGCTTTTGTATCTGCAATAACGGTGCTAAGATGTGTAACATATTTTTGATACATAGGTTTATTAGAAAATGCAGTAAGATCTCCATCTAAAAGAATTTTTAATAGAGCTTCTCCATTTCTTAAAACTTGTCCCCTTGCATCTTGTATGTCATTAAAAGCTGGATCTATATTGTCCATAGTAGGCGTTTTTCCAGCCAATCTATTTATAAGATATTGGTTTTCTACAGCTTT